TGGAACGGTTTTTGATGGTTAATCAGGTTTGGACTTGTGCTATTGCCGGCGCGTTTGTCGGCATTTTGACAGGTCATGCGATGGATACCGTCAAGACCCTTGCCCCGGGCTTGATGAAAAAGTGGGTCAAGAAAACGGCTGACAAATTTATCGATAGCAAAGAGTAACAACAGGTCGTCTGAAATCAGACGGCCTTTTTTAATGGAAGAGTAAAAAATGCAAGAGTTGGATTGGATTAAAGAGGCTAAAAAACACATTGGCCTGAAAGAAATTGTCGGCACTAAAGCACATAACCCGACAATCGTGCAATGGTTGAAGGATATGGGAACGTTTCCATTCGCGGCAAAGTCTTGGTATTTTGAAGATGAAACGCCGTGGTGCGGCTTGTTTGTCGGTCATTGCTTGGGCAAGAGCGGCCGCGCGGTCATTAAGGATTGGTATCGCGCCAAAGCGTGGGCAAGTGCAGGGCTGACGAAGCTGTCAAAACCTGCCTATGGTTGCATTGCGGTCAAATCCCGACAAGGCGGCGGCCATGTGTTCTTTGTGGTCGGCAAGAACGCCAAAGGTCAGATTTTGGGCTTGGGCGGTAATCAAGGCAATACCGTGTCTATCGTACCTTTCAACGCGGCTGATATTGACGGCTATTTTTGGCCGTCTAAATTGGTAGATGGCAAGGCTGTGCAGTCCAGTCCGTCCCCTGAACGTTACGTTTTGTCATCTGTTACGGCAACCGCCGCGCATGGTGCGAGTGAGGCGTAATCATGAATCCTATCGAGTTTCTGAAAGCGCGTATCGCGGAATGGGAAGCCAAAAGCAAAGAGGCGAGCGAGAACGCCGACTTTAAAGCTTTTGAGTTTGCCTAAAGCGAACTGAAAAACTACAAAGCGATGTTGAAAACCTATGAACAGCCTACTTAAAAACTGGAAGCTGGTTGCGGTACTGATTTGCGCCGTGCTTGTTGTCAGTGCGTGGCAATACGACCATGCCGCCCAATACAAGCGCGGACGTGAATCCATGGCGGCGGAAATTTCAGGCCGTCTGAAAGATGCCGCTATCGAGAAAGCGAAGCAAGACCGCGAATCGTCCGCTGCATATCAGACTGGCAAAGCCGTGCGAGAAGAAAAGGAGCGCGTGAGATATGTGCAAGTCCAAAAGATTGTTGAAAAGCCTGTGTTTCGTAACATCTGCGTTGATGCTGACGGCTTGTCAGTCATCAATGCCGCCATTGCCGACGGCAACTAAACCGCCGGCCGACTTGGTGCAACCATGCCCAAACCTGCCTAAACTTGAGGGCGGTACCGGCGCGGATGTGTTGCCGTGGTCGTTGCAAGTCATTGGGTTGTACAATGACTGCAAAGCGCGGCATAAGGCGTTATCTGATACATTCAAGTAAGCAAAGGCCGTCTGAATCTCAGACGGCATTGTTGTTGCCCGGATATTAAAAATATAGCTTTTTGATATGGCTGCAAGGGGCAATGATATTGTAAGGTTCTGATTTTCCATCTTCAAAACTGCTTTGCACAATGCCTGATAAAATATCGGCAAGTTGTACGCCAAGATGGTTTTTGCTGTTGCATTGCATCGTTTCCAAGACGGTTTGCGCGTCGTACTCAAACCAAACGGTTGTTTGCAGATAATCATGCAGGGAACGCCCGCTTTCCACTTTGATGGAACGCTGGTCAACATTTAAATGAACTTTGTCATGTGCCGCAATCTTTTGAGAAAGCATAAGCTTTATCATATAGTTGTAAAGCTTGTTTGCATCTTGGCGGATGTGCGGCATAACCTTTTCTTTACGGACGCTGATGCTGTAATAATGCACGTCGTCGCCATGTTTTGATTTGAATGCCGCCAACTGCTCTGCAATCCGGATGCGTTGTTCGTGGCTCATATGCGCCCATTTTGCCTCGTCGGATGGGGAAATTTTATTTTTCTCATACAATTTGCGCATCATCCGTTTCAACAAGTGCCGTTTTTCGTGGGCGACGGCAATGGCGGCAATGGTAAGGTAACGGCTTGAACCGCCGGATCGGTACGGGGCATCAAATTTCCAGCCCAAATCTCCGCTCTCATCCAAATAAACCGTTATATCCATCAATATTACCTTCAAATGAAACAAGCCGCCAATTTATCATAAAATCGGCGGCTTTGAATATATGGGCAGCCCCTGAATCCGGCGTACTTCGCATACGCTTACGATACCTTTCGGCTTCGCGGTTGGCTCAGGATTTACCTGCCTAGAGAAATTCTATATCGTTTGTTCTTCTTGTGCAAGGGATAATTTGAAAATCCGGTATCGGCAAAGATATGCCGTCTGAAGATTCAGAGTGCGAAGCCTGCCCTTTAGACGGCATTGTTGTCCGGCAGTTGTTGCAAAAAATGCAACTGTTGCGCCCATTCTTGCAAACAAAACGGCAAAGTTACCGCGTCCGCGCGATATGTAAAAAATCGGGGGAATTTTTGACATTTCCGCAAGTTTCTGATTTATATAGTTTTAAATTTATTTAAGCCTAATAAAAAAGCCATCTACTCAAAGCAGATGGTCTGTGTATTTTGTCCCTAGATTGTCCCAATGTGTTTTAAGTTCTTGATTTATTTATTGTTAATGGTGCGGACGGAGTGCAATAAAACAGCAAATTGATTATAGTAGATTATGATTGATTTTAATAGATTATACATATAAATCAATCTCATATCTGCACCATTCAATCGTTTATGATTGATTAGGATTGATTATAACATATAATGCCGTGTCCCCTCACTGTCCCAATAATATACCAATGGCAACCATCGAAAAGCGAAACGGAAAATATCGCGTTAAAGTCCGTCTGAAAGGCGTTACCAAGTCTGAAACATTTGCCCTGAAATCTGATGCTGTTGCATGGGCGGCGCGGACTGAAGCGGCAATCTTGGACGGCGTGCAGGGCAATGCGCCCAAAAGCCTATATTTTGCCGATTTGCTGACCAGATACCGGGATGAAATCACGCCCACGAAGCGAGGCAATAGGGCGGAAACATACCGGCTGAATCGTGCGTTACGATCCGATTTGGCTGATATAAAAGTCAGTGACTTGCGCCCACATCATTTTGCCCAATGGCGCGATAATCGAAAAAAAGAAGTGCAAGAAGCCACTGTTAGGCGTGAGCTTGAAACACTGTCGGCCGTCTGTCAAATGGCGGTCAAGGAATGGGGGCTTTTGCCGTCAAATCCTCTATTGCAAATCAGACGGCCCAGTAAAGGCAAGGCGCGAAACTACATACCGCCTGACGATATTGTCTTGGCTGTTGTGCGTGAGCTTGGTGTAGCTGACGGCGTGCCGATAATCACGGTAAAACAGCGCATCGGATTGGCTGTCTTGTTTGCGATTGAGACGGCAATGCGTGCCGGGTAAATCTGTAACATGGCTTGGCGTGATGTGCATTTGAGCAGGCGCGTGGTGCATTTGCCAATGACAAAAAACGGTAGCAGTCGAGACGTGCCGCTGTCTAAAAAGGCTATGGCGATATTGGATAGACTGCCACGGTCTGAGAGTGGGTCTGTGTTTGATATAAGCTCACATACGCTTGACGTGATGTTCAGACGTGCGAGGGCAAGGGTTGATGGGGCTGAGGGCTTCCACTTCCACGATACGCGCCATAAAGCCCTGACGCGAATGGCAGCTAAGGTTGAGCCTATGCAACTGGCTAAAATCAGCGGCCATAAGGATTTACGCATATTGCTGAATGTGTACTATAACCCTGATATTGGCGAACTTGCCGATTTGCTGGATTGAAAAAAAACCGCCTGTTACGGCGGTTTATCTATTTCTGACGGTGGCGACGGATAAATTCGTGTACTTCTGCTTCCGGCCATAAGAATTTACGCGGCGAGATGATAAAAGGCTTTGGGAATCCTGCCTGTTTGCACGTCTGATTAACAAATGTTGCGCGTTTGACGTGTAGCAGGTCGGCGCATTCTTGAGATGTGAGGTACATTCAAAATCCTTTTATTACTTGCAATATAAGCAAAAATCTAAAATATCAAGAAAGAAGCTATTGGCGTGTTTGATTGTTAATTTTAAATATTTAAAAGGACTTACTGGGTCCCATTTATCATTTGAAATTTTCTTTAAAACCAAAAGAATAGGATAGAACGTCAGAAGTGCCAGAAAGAAAAAAATACGCGCCGAAATTAATAATAAAAGAGCTGCAAAAGATGACAATACTGATACGGCTAATGGTATAAAGAATAGTATTAAAAAAATATTATCTACTGTTTTGATTACAAATTTATTTTCAAAATTAATTTTCATCTTCTTTCCCTTTTATATTTATTCCTGTTACAAATCGGCCAGTAATTCGTCAATCGGAACGTCAATTACTAAATCAATAAGATTTCTGAAGTTTTTATCGTTAAATCCTAACTTTTTCATGTCGTCTCCGTCAAAAACTCCTGACCGGTCAAGAAATTTAATTAACCAGTCTAACCGCTTGGAATCTTTCAACAATTCTTCAAAGTGTTTTAACGTTTCCAATCTTGTGTCGGGAATCATCTTTTAGCCTTTCTAATCTTCATCAGGCGGTATTTCCGCCGCCTGTCGGATTGGTAGTTATTCAGCCGTCTGCGCATTGGTTTTCATGCCCTTTATTGCTTTGGCACTGGCTTGCATAATTTGCTCTTCGGTCAGTAATTTAGATAGCTCATTAATGAGTAAATTTTGATATTTAGCTGTCTTTCTCAAGCCTGTATGACCTTTGCGCTTTTTACGCTCCCAATACTCTGATTCAAGCTCTTTGATACTGTCTTTTAAATGCTTTTTCTCACGCTCTGAAACATCGGCAAGTGTTTGTAAAAGCGCTGTTTTTTCTTTGTTGCTGAAGCTGCCATTTTCAATATATTGGCGGTTTTGTTTGTATCGGTCATTATGCTGTTTTAGTTGCTTTTGGATAGATTCGATTGATGTATTTAATAGCAACTTTTCATCTTCTTGCGTTTCCTCTTTGTCCTCTGGCTGCGATGGCGTATACACAACGATTTTAGCCATTTTGTTAATGGGGATATTATGCGAAAGAAAAGAGTAGTAACCCATTTTTTGATAATCCTAAATAATTTCCGCTTGTACCAAGTCTTTGCGGAATTGGTTGTAATTGATAAGACTGATTCCTGTATTTTGCTCAAACGGGATCAGAATTTTTTGCATGGCCGTCTGAATAAAATCTTTCAGCCGGTCAAAGTCTGCCAGCACCTTGTAACCGTCTTGTCGCAATTCGGGGATACTGTTCACTGGCTGAACGGCACTGTTACACTCTGCCACGCGGAAGAAGTGCCAAGCGGCATTTAATACTTCTTCGCGCAATACGTTTTCTTTTTCGTTTATCTTCTTGGCAATCGTACGCAAGGATTCGCCGTTGATGATGTCGAATAATGCCTGAATGTAGCGTTTCGGGCGCGTGTATAGGCTCGCTGTGTACAGTGCGATTTGTACGCTAGCGCAATACAGACCGATTTTTGAAACGGTGCGTTCGGGGATAATTTCGCCGTATGCTTCCTGATATTCGGTCAATCGAAGAACAGGCTTCAGAATCTCACGGCGTTGATTCGGCGACATGTCGTCTGATTCTGATAACTGCTCAATCGCCGCTTGTGCTTCGTTGGTCGTCTTGCTCAAGTCGTTGTCTGAGTAGATGCAGGCAACAACACGCATAGCGCGGACAAGTTTCTCAAACACTGTTACACTGGTTCGGTCGTTTTCGTAAACCAACGCCTGATAGTGCATGAGGTTTTTAATGTTTTCGGTCAGCTTGCTGTCTAAGTCTTGAGGCGCGCCGCTACGCAATGACAGCTTGTTTTGCACTTGGATTACGGCAATATTTGCCAGTTTGTTGCGGTCGGCGCGTTGGTTGCCGATGTTGTTTCGTGCATATTTCTTGACGGCTTGTTCTTTCTTCGCCGCCTTGCGAGCGGCTAACATTTCGCTTGCTTTCATCGCCTTGTTTCCTTTTGTTATGCCGTCCTCTCAACGGCTCGGACGTTTTAGGCCGTCTGCCTGTGGTGGTTTAAAATGGGACATCTGAAATATCTTCAGCAGACTGGGCATTGCCTTGCGGATACTTCGGCTGTTCCTGCGTTGCTTGGCTATTACCGCCTAACATCTTCATTTCGTTGGCGATAATCTCGTAAGCTGTGCGTTCGATGCCGTCTTTGCCTTGATATTTCCGGCTTTGGATTTTGCCCTCGATGTACACTTGACTGCCTTTTGTCAGGTATTTGCCTGCAATCTCTGCTAGCTTGCGGTACATGGTTACGTTATGCCATTCTGAACGCTCCTGCTTCTGTCCGTTGCTGTCTTTCCAGCTTTCGCTAGTGGCAACGCTGAAGTTACAGACAGCTTCGCCGTTCGGCATATAACGCACTTCAGGGTCACGGCCTAAGCGGCCAATGAGAATTACTTTATTCAGCATTGTTTACCTTTCTCAAATTCCTGTTTCAATTTCTCGGCATACTCAAAGCACGCCTCTGCTTTTCGCTTGATTTGGTTGATTGCGTTTTCGTCACGGTACACTGTGACTGTTGTCAGTCGTTTTTCAAACGGCAGACGCTCAACCGCTTCAACCAAATTGGCTACATCGTCATAAGGCTTTAAAAGCTCTTCAGGCGTTGGGAAAATCCAAAAATCAATATCAGCCTTTTCACAATCAAAAAGCCACATGTAGCCTTGCATTTGCCAGCCATAACCGGCCTTTTCTGCTTTGGCTTCAGCTTCTTCTTGGAAGAATGGATGTGTGCCGATGTCCCATGAGCATTTTGTGTCAATGATTGTTTTACGCTTCGGATCGTAAATGTCACATTCGCCCGTAATCCAATCATTGATGCGCCGTTCGGTGTTTTTCTTGTACATCAAACCGCGAATCAGGCCGCTACAGCGGATTGCTTCATCTTCAAGCAATAATCCTTTTTCTGTTTCCTTGCTGCCTGTGAAGCTCTCGAAGCCTGAATATTCATTTTTCAGGCGTTCGATAACGTAAGACTTGGCTGTCTGTGTCAATCCGTTGGCTTCTTTTTCGGCTTTGCTTTTTGGTTCGCCGATGATTTTGTGGATTGATGAACATCTGATTTTCATAATTTATCTAATTCCGCTTTCTGCTCTGCTGATAAGTCGTAACTGTCTAAGACTGTCTGAATATCAATATCGCCGGTGCTGATGTTTTCTTTGAGTTGCTCAAACATTTCATCGGAAACCGCCATTTTTGGTGTTTCTGCTGGCATGGATTGGTTATCGATATATTCAAACTCTTCTGCCTCCACGTCTTTTACGATTGCCTGGTCGGCTAAAACCGCCTTTTGCATTTCGATTGACAGCGGGGCTTGTTGGGAAAGTAACAGCTTGATAACTGTTTTCTTCGCCATTGCCTCGAAGTTGTCGGTCCACACGCCAAATCCGCGCTTGTATGTTTGGCTGTATCGTTTTGCGTGTGCTTCAAGTTCTTCCATCGTCATTGTCAGATTCGCCTCATAGCCGTTCAAAAGCTGGAAATAGGCGATGTAGCCGATAATTTGACCGCTTGGTTTGCGCGGAATGAGTGAGGTCAAGCGTTGGTAAACATCTTCTTCGGCGTCCGTGTCGTAAACAGGGCAGGCGTTGATTCGTTTGAACTGTCCGCTTCGTTGTGCAAGCTGGATGAAGCCCTTATAACCAAGCTGAAACTGCGCTTCTGTAACGTTCTCTTTTCGGTTTTGAAAGGGGACGATGTACGCAAAGCCTAAGCTGTTATTGATTGGAAGATTCAGCGTTGCAGCCATGCAGGCTGCGTTAAACACTGATTTTGGCGTTGCGTTTTGTAACAGGCTGTTTGAGTTGACAATCTGCATGGCAGATGTTGCGAAACTTGCAAAGTTCTTGCCAATGAGTTCTTGCATTTTTCGTTTCGCTGCGTCGCTGTCGAAAAATTGTTTAATTGCCATTGCGTTTGTTTTTGCTGGGTGTGTCATTTTTAACTTCCTAATAGTTTGTTGAAATACTTTTCAGCCGCCGCTTTTGTCTTAAATGTTTTCTCGTTGATTTTTTTGCGCCCTGCGCCTTTCTTGAGAATCAGCGCGTGAGTGTTTCGGGCGAATGTTTCAACGTCTTGCCAAACGTGCCAAACGCCGTTTTCGTTTCTCATTCGCGCGCCTAAATGTTTGCTGATATGGTCATGGCCTTTTGGCTTGGCCATATAACATCCTGTTAAAATGTGTTGCATGGCTTAATCTCCGCATCTCCCATGACCTTTACTTCGTCAGGCATGGCTTCGTATGTCTGTTCAATTTGTGATTCTTGGCTGATTGTTTCAGGCTCTGCCGGTTTCTCTGTTTTGCCGGAAAAGCTGTAAGCGGCAACCGTGATGGCCGACACGGCTAAAGCCGTGCGAATTGCGTATTTCATTGTCGTCCTCCTAGTCATTCCAAGTTCTGAGGTTGTACTCATATTCCGCCTGCGCTTCGGCAATTTCTCTCTTGTTCTGCTTGATGGCCTCTCGTTCAAGGGCTTCCTCTGCTCCATCTAAGATTTCGCCGCTCAAGATTTCCAGAAGGTCAGCCGCTGACCACTCTTTCAGGTAGTCCTCGACAATCTGTTCCACTCGTTCGTCGTCATAGTCAGCCTCGCAAGGAAGCATGTTGTCGTATTGGCTTTGTAATGCGCCTAAAGTAATCATTTTGGTTTCCTTTTGTTGCAGTTGTTGCTTATTTAAACAGCCGTTTCCAGCCGCTTAAATAAGCCCCCTGTTACAGGGGCTGTATCATTCGCTAGGCTCTTATCTTTTTGGCGGCCTTGACCTGTAACCGTTTGTTCGATTTCCCCCATCTTTCGATGTCTTGCTATCGGCTTGTTGCCTACCTGAAGGGCGGTTACTACGCTTTCGAGTTGTTAAAGAACTGTGTTTTGCTTCGATGTGTGTATTTAAACACAGCGTTTAAACAAAAGCAAGCATTATTTTAAATACCTTGTTTAATATTTTTAAACACTATGATTTTAAAGAGAATTTATTTTTGCTATTTAAAAAGCACTTCGGCGAACGCCTGCGAATTAGCGAGAACGGGAAAAGAAAACCGCCAATAAAGGCGGTGTATGTGAAGCAAATAACGGTATAACCCCTACCGAAAGGGGGTAAACCCCTACCGAAAGACAAAAAGAAAGCCCGCATAATGCGGGCGGTCTTGAGGGCTGTTAGCCGGAGGCAAAGTTTCTGATGATTGCGTCGTCCTTGTTGTGGGCAAGCTGTATACGTTGCTCCTCCAGGTCGCCCAATACGTCAAACAATGCCTTTTGCTGTGCCTTGTCTGGATGCTCCGGGGGCTCGTAGGCAAACAATATTTCAGAACGGTCGATGTATCCGCTGCGCCGCAACCGTTTTATGCTGGCAATCCACTTATCCGACTTGTGATAGATGTCGGCAGGGTCTTTTTGTCCGAAATATATCGGCTTAATGATTTTCCGTATTTCGCCGTTTTCCGCCTTTTGCACTAAGGGGATGGAGGCGTGAAAGCCTGACGGGTCGCCGATTGTGCTTTCTTTGAAGGGGTATATCGTCTGAAGCGGCTTTAACATTGCCTGTATTTGGCGGGTAAGTTCTACTTCGGGTTGGTTTTTGGCAAAGCTGTGGGCGACAAAATAATCAAACAGGCGGTTCAGTTCCTGCTCCCTGTCGGAGGCGAGGGTTACGCCCGGTTGGGTGGCCATAATCAGGGCTTCGCGCGGGCGGGTTAGATGGTCGAGCATGGCGCGTATCTGATCGGGCGTGGAGTGTGCCGCCAGTTTTTTAATCCGCTGTAATTCTTCTGAAAAGGCATGGGTTGCCGCTTTATAGACGAACGGCTCGAAGTGGCGGAAAAAACGGCTCAATCTGCTGTAGCGATGTTCGATTTTAAAGTCGAAGTAGCCGCTTTGGGGGTGGGTTATGATGATGCCGATGTTGGCAAATTCGCGCGTTTGGACATAGGGCATAAACCGTATGACGGCAAAACGCATGGCATATTGGTTCATGAGATGCTCCAAAGTGTTCCGTTATCAATGCGGCGGACGGTTTCGTCGGTATAGTTGTGGTTATAGGCGGCGGGTAGATCGCGCTCTTCGTTTGCCCATGCCCACTCCAGCGGCAGATTATCACACGCTTTTCTGTAGGCTGGCAATGCGTTTTTCAGCCATAATTCCATCTCTTCCTGAAGCACCCAGTCTTCCAAAACCTGTTTAAATGCCGATGAGAAAATATGATTTTGCAGGAAGTTTTTTGGATTGAAGCCGGTATCGAAGGCGCAGTTATGGTCGATGACGATCAGGGGATTGTCGCAATTTCTATACAAAAGGTTAGGGTTGCCGATTGTTCTGTCTTCATTGCGGATAAACCAATCGAAGGTAGCGATTTGACGCTGCATAACTATATCGATTCGGGGGATGTCCGCCGGCTCAAGCAATGCGTAGCCTTTTTGCGTCTGCGAGCCGAAACAGATGCCTTTACCGATTTCCTTCATCCTTGCGGGTAATTCTTCGTAAAGCTCTTCTCCGACTTTCAATAGGTCAAACGGGGCAACGGGCAAGCTTAAAGCCTGCGCCATGTTTCCACCTATCCATTCGTTTATTTGGCTCGCACGGGTGGCATGCAGCCCTTTGACGAAATATTCCAGACTATTCTCCGCCATACAGATGAATGGCTAGGTAATGCCTTGCTCTGCACGGTCAATTATTGTCTGTATCTGCAACATTTCTTTTCCCTATGAAAATTACACTTTGTGTAAATCTGTAAATCCGACTTTTTTAAATAAGACGCACGAAAGGCCGCCTGTTTTCAGACGGCCTGAATTTTTAAACCATCACGCTCCACCAAAACACGCGGCCAATGACAGACAGGTCGTCTAGGCTCGCTTCTTCATCAGGATATTCCGACTGATTGTAGCTTCTGATTCTGACCTTATTGTCGGGCAATTTGTGCAAAATCTTGGTACGCAGTAAACCGCCATGATTAATGGCATATATTTGCCCATCACGAATATTCTTGCTGCCGGTATCAATGCCAAGCGTTGCGCCGCTCGGAAATACTGGCTCCATGCTGTCGCCGTCTGCCATTACGCAAACCACGTCAGCAGGGTTTATGCCATGCTTTCTGAGCGTGTTGCGCGAAAATCTCAGCTTGTAGCCGTTGTAGTCCTCTATATCGTCTGCAAACCCATTGCCTGCTGACAGCTTGATTTCTTTGTACAGTGGGGCTTCGCAGTCATCATCTGATAGGGGCGTGTTGTTGTCCCATTCATCAATCTTGCCAAGCGGCAGGGCGTTTGATTCAGGCTGTTTAATTGCCGCCATTTCGCCCTCTCCAGTCTCTACCCATGCAACTGATACGCCTATGACTTTAGCGGCGTTCACTAATCCGCTCGCTGATACGCCTCTAGTCTCCCAATTCTTAACGACTTGAGGGGATACATTCAACAATCTAGCCAAATTTGACTGCCCGGAAACGCCTTTTAGCTTCTCAGCGGCTTCATACAATCTCGCTGTTTTTACGTCCATTTTTTACTCCCAAATTTATTTTATATATTTTGCACTATTTAAACATCTTGTTGTTAAACAAGTGTTGACAAATGTTTTAACATAGTGTTTAATTACGGTAAATGATTTTAAACACAGAGTTTGATATGGATAAACAAATTGAGCAGGATAAATTACTACTCAAATCACTTGGGGGCTACTCGGAAGTAGCGAGAATGCTTGAGACAAGTCCGCAGCGAGTTTTCAACTGGAGTAGGCGAGGGATTCCGGCTTCTGTGAAGCTAGAGCATAAAGAATTGTTCCTGAAAGAATTTTCAGGACGCAGAAAAAGGAAAACCCCACGCGGTAACGTGGGGCAGGGTTGAGGCACGAGGCCTGCAACAAAAGGAGTGAACATGATAGACCAAAAACAGACACAGTGCAAGCAAATAATTTATTGCGCAAAAGTGTATGAAGCCAGATTGAAAGTCTTGGCTTATATGCAAGCGGAAGATGTTAGGAAAGCTCAGGAAGCGTTGGACAAGTGGGCTGAAATTGTGAAAGGGGTTGATGATGGAAATTAACGAGAAGCCTAGTTTTTACGCGATATTGCCAGCTTATGTGCGATATGAAAAACGCTTGAAACCTGCAGAACGTTTGCTATTCGCTGAAATATCAGCCCTAACAAACAAGTTCGGATATTGCACCGCTTCAAATGGCTATTTTGCTGAATTGTACGAAACAAAAAAAGAGACTGTAAGCCGATGGGTAAGCCATCTTGCAGAACTTGGTTTTTTAAGATTGGAAATGGTTTACGAGGGGAAACAAATTAAAGGCAGAAAGATTTGGATTGACGAAAAAGTCATGACCCCTATTGACGAAAAAGTCATGACCCCTATTGACGAAAAAGTCATGACCCCTATTGACGAAAAAGTCAAAGGTAATAATACAAGATTAAATAATACAAGAATAAATAATACCCCCTTACCCCCAAACACCGGAAACGGCAAAGACGATTTGAACGCTGACGCGTTTGTTTCCGCTAACGCGAAAACGTGCAAGCAGGAAACCGATGAACCAACTTCACTGGAGACCAAAAACGACAGTAACGGCAACGGTAGCCTTTCAGGAAAACCGAAAGATGTGAATGTTCCGCGCCGCCGCAAAGCTGACAACGTGCCACGTCAGGAAATCGCCGATTTGTACAACGAAGTTTTAGGCGGTCGGTTGCCAAGTGTCCAAGTCCTGAACGACACACGCAAACGAGCTATTACTAATCGCTGGTGTGAGATGTTGGGAACGGTAGCACCGAACGGCAAAGTGAGATTCGAGGATAAGGAAACCGGCTTGGCTTGGTTTGCAGGCTTCTTCCGGAAAGTGTCGATGAATCAGTTTTGGATGGGCGAAAACCAAACAGGCTTTGCAGTGAACTTTGACTGGATTTTTAAGGCTGGCAACTTCGTGAAAATCCTTGAATGGCATCCGCCAAAAACGAATTAAGCAACAAAGGGAAACACATGAACAAAATTGAGGAAATGGAAGCCGTCCAATCACTGGCGAACGTAGAGGCGGAGCAAAACATCTTAGGCGGTGTCTTGATTGAACCAACAGCGATTACACGATGTGCAATTTTGACCCCTGAAAAATTCTACCAAGCGCAACACAGAATTATTTTCCGCGCGTTGTTGGATATGGCGGCGGCGAATGAGCCGATAGACATCATCACACTGAACGACAAACTGGAAGCACGAGGGGAAGCAGAAAACGCCGGCGGCTTGGCTTACCTGATTGACCTAAGCCAAAACACGCCAAGCGCGAAAAACATCAGCCGGTATGTTGACATTGTGAACGACAGGTTTGTTGAGCGTGGCTTGCTTCGAGCTTCGGCGGTGATTGAAAAAATCGCGGTTTCCAAAGACGGTGAGACGGTGGCAGAGAAGCTGTCAAAAGCAGCGGACGAATTGGCGGCGGTTGGTAAAGATGCAGTGAAGCGCGTAACCAAGACATTCAGTGAAACCGTTGAAGATTTGATTGGCGATTTAGACAAGAGGCTTGACGGCGTGCGTTTCGGATTGCCTACCGGCTTGATGAAACTTGACGAGATGACCGGCGGATTGCCGGACGGGAACTTGATTGTGATCGCGGCACGTCCGTCAATGGGTAAAACGGTTTTGGCTGAAAACATTGCCCGATTCGCCCTGAAGCAAGGAAAGGCGGTGCATTTCCAAAGCTACGAAATGAGCGCGGTTGAACTGGCAAGGCGTGGCATGGCGGCAGAGTGCAATATCCCCATGCAGAACCTGAAAACAGGGCAGTTGACTGATACAGATTACGGGAACATGCCCATCTACGTCAGCCAAGTGAATAACTGGAAGTTTGACGTGAATTGCGACTTGCTGAACGTTGACGAACTTTGCTTTTTGGCAAAAGAGAAAAAACTCACTACCGGATTGGATTTGTTGGTTGTTGACCATCTGCACATCATGCCAAGAGCCGGTAAGGACGAAGTGGCAGAGCTTGGGAATATATCGCGCCGTCTGAAAAACCTTGCTGTCGAGCTGAATATCCCTGTTGTCTTGGTAGCACAGTTGAACAGGGGCAATACAAAGCAGACAGACAAACGCCCAAACATGGCAGACATTCGAGGCAGTGGCAGCGTGGAGCAGGACGCAAACATCATCATCATGCCCCATCGTGAAAGCTACTACAACAAAAACGAGAATCCAAGCCTTGCAGAGTTGATTATCGCGAAAAACCGTGATGGCGAAATGGGAACTGTGATTTGTGGCTGGAAAGGGCAGTTTATGCGATTCGAGGAAGAGCCGGATTTGACATGGCAAGCCCCGAAACATGAAGAACATGACCCTTACAGCGTTTAGGAGCAGTAAATGCGTGAAACCTGCTTTTACTGCAAACACGCAAACTTCCAATCAGAGGCAAATACGCCGATGAGAGGGTTTGCAAGGTGCGAGAAATCGCAAACGCCTGAGCAACGGGCGAGCTTCTATCACGGAGGCTATCAGTGCGACAAGGGCGATTTGAGCGGCGGGAAAGGTTTTCAGCCTGCCGATGAAATCGTGATCCAAAAACGGCGCGAGAAATTTGAAGAATGGCGCAACAAAAGGAAATGAAAATGAAAAATTGGTTAATTTACCGATTGGGCGGTGTGCCTAAACAAACCTACATGGCGGCGGCTGAAAGCTATGAGGATATATTGGCGATATACACCAACATGATCCACAAGCTGGAGCAGGAAAGCGGGGCCATGAAAGCCGAGAAAGCCGAAATGGAAAAAGCGGCTGAAATGGTTAGCTCGAATCTATCCGAAACAATCAGCCGTCTGAACGATGAAAAACGCACTTCCAATGGCTTGATGGCAAAAATGACCGCGCAAACGCAGAAAATCGAAGAACTGCAAGCGGAAATTGAGGCGAAGAACGCAGAGCTTGCACGAGTGAAATCAGAGATTATCGCAATCTCGAAAATCAAAGCAGATACAACACTGAAAGCAGAAAACCAACGTCTGAAAGCTGAGTTGGAACTGCTGAAACGCAATAAATTCAAGCGAGGCCGCAAATGATGACACTGTTTTTAATTGGGCTTGGTGCAATAGCTGCACTGATCGGAATTACTGTTTGGGTAGATATGCCGCCGATTGATGAATTTGGTCGTGATTTAAAAGAGGGAGAACGAGATGGAAACTAAAAAATGCAACAAATGCGGGAAAGTGAAACCGTTGTCAGAAATGGATAGACGCCGGGATAAGAAAACAGGGGAGTACAAATACTTAACTTGTTGCAAATCCTGCAAGGCTGAATATCAAAACCAGTACATACGAGAAAATCGTGAGATTGTAAATCTCAAACAGCGCGAACGATGGGCGAAAAAACAAAAAGAGAAGCGAACGGGCGTAAAACAAGAGCCATGCAAGCCGGTGTACGTTGAGCCTAAGTCTAGGGTTTGCAAATGCTGTAAGCAGGAAAAGCCAATTAGCGAGTTTTATCAAAAATATCAAAACAGTAATGGGATTTGGTTGTATTACTGGCAGTGCAAAGAGTGTAAAAAAGCGGCATATAAGGCGAAACACGGAAGCAATGAATGGAGTAATCCGCGTGGCCGACCAAAAAAACCGAGCGTATGGGATTTGACGGTTATGCCGAAAATAAGCCTTGAAGATACCGTTCAAATTGCAAACGAAGCATTCCCCTTGTTGGATAACCAGTATTGGAAAACAGGCGAGGCGCAGAAGATTTATAAACAATTCGGCATGGAATGGAGCTATTTATGAAACTTGGAGTATTTTTGATTTGTGTAGCGGTTGTGGTGTTGGCGATCGGGTTTGTCGAATGGGTCGCAAAGAAAGTACGCAACCAAGATGATGATTGGGGTGGGCATTGGCCGTATTAATCCCGATTGAGCAAATGGTAGAGGCGGCGGAAAGGGCAAATGTTCTTTCCCTGCCTTACCCGATAAGCACTAACCGATACTGGAAAACCTTTCGGAATCGGCAGGTATTAAGCAAGGAAGCGAAAGCGTACAAGCTTTGCGTTTCACACGCGGCGGAAAGGGCAGGTTTTAGGCCGTCTGAAAAAGATGTAATCCTGTTTGTCAGCCTAGTGCCAAAGATGAACAAGGACGGCACGGCAAGCAAGGTAATACTAGACCTTGATAACTGCCTAAAAGTCGCTGTCGATGCCTTGCAAGGGGTTGTCTATCACAACGACAACCAAGTCAAATCTATTTTATCAACATATTCGAGCGAGCCAAGAGAGGATGGCGGACTTGATATAGGAATTGCGGAGATTTAGAGGTGGTTAAAATTTTTTCGATTGTTTCGTCATTAATTTTTCTTCACTTTGGTTATTTTCTTGCTGAGATTTTAATTAAATTGGATTTGACTAAAAAAGTAACCATTCGGCTTGATGCTAAAAATGTAACGACAATCACGCCGATGTATTTTTTTGTTGTTGCATGGTTTGCAATTATCTGGGGTGTTTTGCTTTTGTCATTTTCCCTGTTCGGAAAGAGCGCATAAATGAGCAAAACAAAAGAGGAGAAACGACACCTTGAGCGCGTGGCCTCTATCGGTTGTATCGTCTGTCGTAATGAGGGGCGATTCAACATGCCGGCAGAGGTGCACCATATCCGAAACGGTGCGGGGATGGGACGGCGTAACAGCCATTTTGAGACGATACCGCTATGCCCTGCACATCATCGGACTGGTGGAGTAGGGATAGCCTTTCACGCCGCACCGCGAACGTTTGAGAGCTTATACGGAACGGAAAGGGAATTGTTGGGACAGGTTGAGTATATTTTAAATGGATATTGACAGTTTGAAAGGACGTTTTAAATGAGTTGGATTTTAGCAATATTTTTGGTTGTAGTTGGGGTGGTCATTGGTGTATTGGGTTTTGTTATTTGGTTTGGCATGGGTTTCAGGATACTAAAATGAACGAAGCGAAATTCACGCTGACACCGCAAAACGCGCGCGGTGTCATGCGGTCGATTTGGGATAACCTGAACGGGTGGTTTGAAAACGGAAATTTAGACATCACGATCCGCCCGCACAAATCCAAACGGAGCGTAGAGCAAAACAGGCGGTTATGGAGTATCTACGGCGAATTAGCAGATAAAGCGTGGGTTAACGGTAGGCGATACAGCGCGGAAACGTGGCACGAGTATTGCAAGGGAATGTTTCTAGGCTATGAGTTAAAGGCCATGCCGGACGGAACGGAGCTTAAAACGCCGATAAGCACGACCACGCTAAACACGGCAGAGATGACAGACTATCAAAACCGCTTGCAGGCGTGGGCGGCAGGTAACTTCGGGTTAATTTGGGAATTTTAAGGGCGGAAAATGTATTACACGGTTGAGCAGGTTTTAGCGGATGTTTATAAAATCAGAGGCGTGAGAATGGAGCCGTTAAACAACACGGCTTCAGTCATGCGCTGGTGTGAATTTAAGGGTGTTACAGGTGGCGGTGGCGATTTGACACAAGCCGAAACACACGCAAACGCGGCCATGATTATCAGCCGAATTGAGCGCGTATTGAATCGGTACGAGCTTGCAGTGGTTGAGTGTAAATACAGCGAGGATTTGAGCGGGATTGTGGATATTACCGCCTATATTGAGCAACAGAACAACGGCGTGAATCTGCTGATATGTGATGCGCTAGTGTCGAATATCTTGAGGGGAGTACCGAAACAGGTTGATATTATGGACAAGTACGATATTAGTAAAATGACATTATGGCGACACTCGAAAAAAGTAAGTCAACAAATTGCCAAGCTGGAAGAGTCTATTCAAATAAAACTCTATGACGAGTTTAAACACTGTGGCATAATTTAATAACACTCTTGATCACAAAAAAAAGGAAAACAACATGAAGAAACTGTTACTGACTGCTATTGTTGCAGGATTGCTGACTGCTTGTGCAGCGGCGATTGAGCCAAGCCAACAGCAACTAGCCGCCGCGACCTATCCAGACCCAATGCCGCCAAGCCAGTTTGAGAAAGCAATCAAAGAATGGGCGGTCGATAACCTTGTTGACCCTGATTCTGCAAATATCCGCAGCGTTGATACAACACCAGCGCGTAAAGGCTGGATTGCGGTTTGTACGAAAATTGACCCGTCTATGGGTAATTGCATGACGCGTATGTTTTACTTTGGACATATCTTCAATGCGCGTATTAACGCAAAAAATCAGCATGGCGGGTATACCGGCTTTAAAGACTACGCCTTTGTTGTGCGTGGCGACCAAATCAGTTACGGCGTTGAAACTGAAAAAATTTCTAATATGAAATTGTTCTAATCTGTTGACATGATGTTACCTTTTATGTACAATTATGCTATAGTTTGGAAATAGCTATATAAACCGCCTTTATAGGGCGGTTTTTGCATTTCAAGATAGCCTGTGATTCAGGCAGAAAGTTAACAAAGCGCGGTGCGAGTGAGACGCGGTTGCCCGACCTGATGGTTGTCATGCAAAGACAGACTATAAAGCGGTTCTTGCACTTCGCCCTATGCCTTGCTGGTGTAGGGCGTTCCATTTTTCCTGTGAGTCGAGTGTGTTTTGCCGTCTAATTCTGAGAGGGGTCGGAGTTAGACGGTTTCTTTTTGGAGTTCGATATGAGCGAGAAAAAACGCCCAATCGGGCGACCAAGCGTATTTAGCCAAGAGCTAATAGACAAGATTTGCGAACTGATAGCCAACGGCATGAGCTTGAGGGCTGTTTGTTCACAAGAGGGCATGCCTTCAGCTTTTACAGTGTGTAAGTGGCTATCGGAGAATGAAGAGTTTTCTAAACAGTACGCGCGCGCGCGCGAGGAGCAGGCGGACAGTTTTGCTGACGAGATTATCGATATTGCCGATTCTGTCGCCCCTGAAGCAGGTGAAGTAGCGAAAGCTAAGTTGCAAATCGACGCCCGTAAGTGGAAGGCGTCCAAGATGGCGCCTAAGAAATACGGCGACAAAGTGGAGCAACAAATCACAGGGAACCTTGCAATACAGGCTGATGTGAAACTTTCCGATTTGTTCTTGAGCGATGAAGAATAAGCTACATCCTAAATTCAGACCGCTAATCCAAAAGCACCGATACAAAAGTTTGCGCGGTGGGCGAGGCGGTATGAAATCGTGGGCGGTTGCAACTGTTTTGGTTGAGCTTGCCCGTAAAGGGTGCTTTCGCATTATGTGCGGCCGTGAGCTTCAAAACAGTATCAGTGATTCTGTAATCTCTTTGCTGTCTGACACAATAGACAGAGCAGGTTATACGCAGGAATTTGATGTACAGCGTAACCGCATTATTCATCTATCGACAGGTTCGGAATTTCTCTTTTACGGTATCAAGACCAATCCGACAAAAATCAAGTCTATTGAGGGCGTTGATATTTGCTGGATTGAGGAAGCGGAAAACGTTTCAGATGAAAGCTGGAATATCCTGATTCCGACTATCCGCAAAGAGGGTTCTGAAATTTGGCTGACGTGGAACCCGAAAAACATTCTTGACCCTACCTATCAGCGGTTTGTGATTAATCCGCCTGACGATATGGTGGACATCGTAGTCAACTACACGGACAACATTTATTTGCCTGAAGTGCTGAAAGCAGAGGCAGAATCGTGCCGTGAGCGAGACTATGACCTTTACCGCCATATATGGCTGGGCGAGCCGGTAGCGGATAGTGAGCTGTCTGTAATCAAGCCGAAATGGATTGATGCCGCGATAGACGCCCATGTCAAATTGGGCTTTGAATCGGCTGGGCAGAAGATATTGGGCTTTGACGTAGCGGACGAGGGCGATGATGCCAGTGCAACAATATTGCGACACGGTTCAGTCGTTATCGATATGGACGAATGGCGCGGCCAAGACGTTATCTATTCCGCCGACAAGGTTTATCTGTACGGGCAAGACGTAAAGGCCGACAAAATCATCTTTGACAGTATCGGCGTTGGTGCTGGTGTGAAAGCGCAGTTCAGGCGCAAGACTGGTAAGGTGCAGACGATAGGCTTTAATGCCGGTGGTTCTGTATTTAAGCCTGAAGCCAAGTACACAGACGACAAGAAAAACAAGGATATGTTCTCAAACATCAAAGCGCAGGCTTGGTGGATGGTTCGAGACAGGTTTTACAAGACTTGGCGAGCCATTGAGTTTGGGGATACCTATCCTGTTGACGAGCTTATATCCATTTCAGGCGGCCTGAAAGATTTGGACTACCTGAAAGCAGAATTAAGCCGACCGCGTGTTGATTATGATAATAATGGGCGCGTAAAGGTCGAGAGTAAGAAAGATATGGCGAAGCGAGGGATTCCAAGCCCAAACAGAGCCGATGCGCTGATTATGGCGTTTGCGCCTGTTCAGGGCGGATTGAACATTAACCCAAACATTTTGAGCAGAATATGAGTAAAAAGAAGAAACAGCAAAAGGCTGTAAATGTAAAAGCCGTGCGCCGTCTGCTTCAGGAATTGCCAGACAAGTCTGCTCAATACTATGGGCTTGATGCGCCGGAGCTTCCTACTGGTGTCGTTCCTGAAAACGCTGCCGGTATGGCGATGGACTGTAACAGCACTTTGGGCAATTTTGGCGCAGGGTGCTTTTTTAATACAGGCTTTATCGGCTATCCGCGATTGGCGGAGCTTGCGCAGATTTCAGAGTATCGAAGCGTAACTGAAACGACTGCCAGCGAGATGACACGACAATGGATTGAAATTAAATCTATTGGCGATGACGACAACAGCGATAAGATTAAGCAGATTGAAGAGTGTTACGAGAAACTGAACATTCGTGATGTTTTCCGTAAGGCGATTGAATCGGACGGCTTCTTCGGCCGCGGTCAAATCATGATCCAAATGAAAGGTCAGGATGACGACAAGCTGAGTAATCCGCTTTTGTTGACAAGTAAGACCATTGGCAAAGGCAGCCTGAAAGCACTTGTTCCTATTGAGCCGATGTGGACAGCACCGGCACAATGCAATACGACAGACCCGACAGCGGTAGATTTCTACAAGCCGAAAACATGGTTTGTAATGGGGCGTGAGATTCATCATAGCCGCCTGTTCACGCTGATTAGCCGACCTGTCCCCGATTTGCTCAAGGCCGCCTATAACTTTGGCGGCGTGAGTATGTCGCAATTGATGATGCCGTATGTTGACCGCTGGTTGCGAACGGTTGATTCAGTTAGTGACTTGCTTCATAGCTTCTCGCTGTCAGGTATTAAGACCGATATGTCAACCATCTTATCAGGTGGTTGTGATGAAGAAGTCAACATGACTTTACGCGCTGAGGTGTACAACCGCTTCAGAGACAATCGCGGCTTGATGATGTTGGATAAGGATAACGAAGAGTTTTTCCAATTCAATACGCCATTGAGCGGACTAGACGCCCTGTTAGCACAATCGCAGGAGCAACTGGCAATGCCTAGCCATACGCCGCTTGTAAAACTGTTGGGCGTAACGCCTAGCGGATTGAACGCAAGCAGCGAGGGCGAGATAGCCGTTTATTACGACTATATCAAGGCACTGCAAGAAAACATATTGCGCGACCCACTGGATAAGGTGTTAAAGCTGGTTCAGCTTCATCTATTCGGCGAGATTGACGATTCCATCACATTTTCATTTGTTCCGTTGGCGCAAATGGACGAATCGCAGCTTGCCACTATCCGCAAATCTGATTCGGATCGTGATGTCGCATATATTCAGGCTGGTGTTATATCGGCTGAAGAAGTGCGCGGCCGCTTGGCTTCTGATACTGACAGCGGATATAACGGCATTGATGTGGACGACGTACCAATGCAAGATGATTTTGGCGAATTAGGGATGAACGATGAAACAGAGCAACGAAGTGATACTGTCCCCGATAATGCCGAATCTCGGAGTGGAGGCAGCGTACCGCAAGAGCCTGAAGAAACTGCTGGCGGAAATGCGCAAGGACGTGCAAAGCCTGATTGACAGTCATTACCCTAAAGGACTGGCGCAAGACGGCTTCTCAGACGGCCTACAAGCAGCTATCCGCCGCCTATTCCGTTACTGGTTCAACCGATTGGAAACACTAGCCCCTGATATTGCAGGGGCTTTTTTACATCGTTCTATGAGCCATACGGACAAGGCGTTTCAGTCGGCTTTACGCAGTGCCGGCTTAACGGTTCGATTCACACAGACGGAAGCAACACGCCGCGCATTTGATGTTGCGTTGAGTGGCAATGTCGGCTTGATTCGTTCTATTGGGCAACAGTATCTAAGCCGTGTTGAAGATACTGTATGGCGCTCAGTCAATGCCGGTTACACCATGTCGCAGTTATCTAAAGAGCTTCGCAAGGACTTTGGCGTAAGCGAGCGTAGAGCCGCGTTTATTGCACGAGACCAAACCAACAAGGCAAAGGCCGTGATTGAGAAAGCAAGACGTCAGGAGCTTGGCATTACAGAAGCTATATGGCTTCACTCACACGCAGGCAAAGAACCGCGCCCTAGCCATGTGGCGGCGAACGGTAAACGCTTTAATGTAAGCAAAGGAATGTATCTCGATGGTAAGTGGGTTCAGCCAGGAGAAGAGCCGAATTGCAGATGCTCCAGCCGTGCTGTGATTAAAGGATTCAACGCATGAATACACAACAGAGAGTCATTTTGAGCAAAGTTCACCGATTGTTGGCGATGGATGCCGAGTGGGACGAATCCAAACATCCAAGGGCGGATAACGGACAATTCGGTAGCGGCAGGCCGTCTGAAAACGGTAGATTAAACCTGCCTGAAAATCCGACACGGGGCGATTTACGCCGCGCCGCCAAGCAATGGCTGTCCGAAAACCTGCAAGGTAAAACAGTACCGACATCAGACGGCAAGAAAGTAACTTTCAACCGCAATGATAGTACAGACCATCTTAGCTTTAATGCCAGTCGTTCAAAGCTGCACGCGCAGGCAGTTACATTTGTTGCCGATGTGTTTCAGACGGGTAGGTTTATTGGCAGGGAAGAGCTTGCACATGAAAGAAAAGATAATTTCGTTGCTTTCCACAAATATCAAAAACAAGTCGAGATTGATGGTTATCGGGTGTTATTGGAAGCAGCGGCGGGAGAGTTACCCAACGGAGAATTAGAAGCGGTAGATGAGATGATTGCCTATAACCAGCGTTTGGCAGGTAAAGAAAAAGTAGGAAACGCGCCTGCAAGCATTGAAACCGCAAAAGACAACGGCCAAGCGGCGGGTTTTGTTTCCTACGCAAATAATCATACTCCCTTTGCCGAAGATGGGCAAGCACACGAAACAGTAGGCTATATACGCATTATGAAGATAACAGACCAAAACGGGCGCGATGTAACAAAAACTTATGACGGAGACCGCCTTTCACTCGCCCAAGACCGTTCCATGCGCTCATATGATGAAGATGGGCGTATGCACGTTGAAACATCAAACATCAGCAAGGCAACGGTTAACCCGTACTACGGCAGTGAAATTCCAAACCATCAACAGCTTGGACTTGAGCCGAAAAAGGTTTATTACCTGCTTCGAGACCCTGAAGAGCTTAAAAAGGCTGTTCAGTCATTCAATAACCTGCCGTTGTTGAGCAAGCATATTCCAGTATCGGCAGACGAGCCGCAAAAAGACGTTATTGTCGGTACAACAGGAAGCGATGCCAAGTTCGAGGATGGCTATTTGAAATGCTCATTGGCCGTCTGGGATTCAGAAGCTATTGCAGGCATTGAGAGCGGTGAGCAGATGGAGCTTTCCAGCGCGTATCGGTACACCGCCGATATGACGGCAGGCGAGTTTAACGGCATGCACTACGATGGTGTTATGCGCGATATTGTTGGTAATCATGTAGCCCTTGTCGATGTGGGTCGGGCGGGGCGTGATGTAGTAGTAAGCGATGCAGACCCATTTCACGAAAGGAACGTTATGAAACTGAAGAAAGGTGCGCAAGCGCGTATCAAGTCAGTATTAGAGCCTTTGATGGCTCAAGATGCTGAATTGAGTCCTGATGAACTGTTGCAGGTTATCGGCTCACTGACTAACGAAGTTCAGACAGCGGAAGATGACGGCGAAGAATTGCCGCCTGAAGATGCTGAAGAAGTTGGCACTGATGAAGATGGAACTGCTGAAGATGAAGATATTGAATCTGAATCTGAAGAAGTGGCTACTGATGAAGATGAAACCAACGAATCTGAACAACCTCAAGAACAACCGGCGCAAGCTCAAGACCGCGCAATGATGAAAATTGCGATGGATAAAGCGATTGCCAAAGCCGTTGCCGCTGAACGCAAACGCGCTCAAGCATTGGCACAGGCGCAACGTGATGTTGCTCACTTGGTCGGCGATGTGGCTATGGACAGCGCAGAAGATGTTTACAAATTCGCGCTTGAACAACATGGCGTAGATGTTGCCGGTGTTCACCCATCTGCATATCGCGCAATGGTCGGCTTGATTGGCAAGTCTAAAGGCGGTATCGCTATGGACAGCGCAAATTCAGCAAGCAAGCAGTTTAAAGGCTTGAATCGAATCAGAAAGGGTTAAAACATGCCATTCCAAAAAGTAGTAAATCCATATCAAGCCCCTGCCGTCGCAGGGGATTTTGCTTCTACAAACCCTAACGCCTCTATGCTGGCTGGCGAGGGTGCTTTGGTCGCAGGCGATGCAGGCGTTACCGTTGGCGTATTTGCTTGGGCAGACGCAGACGGCAAAGTAAGCAACAAGAAAGCAACAAACGGTCGTATCGGCTTTGTACATCGTGAACAACAAGCAAGCATTACAGGCTTCTTGGATGAGCAAGGCAACACCATTCTGAAAGGCCAAGCCATGACCCTGATGACTGGTGGCGACTTTTGGGCGCATTTCCCTGCCGGTGCTGTTATTGGTCAAAACGTATTTGCCAAAGACACTGACGGCACATTGAAATCATCCGCCGCCGCTACTGAAGCAGGCTATACCCTGACTAAATTCAAGGTAGCCTCTACCGCTGGCGCAGGCGAACTGGCGAAAATCACATCTTGGGAGTAACACATGAACCAAACATTTAACCAACTTGAACGCGATGCCGGTATCGTCTTTATGGGCGGCGGCAAGAAGCTGATGGACGATAAAATCGCAGCAGCTTTGGCAATGGACGCACAGCCCGGCTTGTCAACTGTCGGCAATAGCGGTATCCCTGCATGGATGCTGAACTATGTCGATCCGAATATGATTGAAATCATCTTGCAGCCTACCAAAGCCGCTGAAGTTTTCGGCGAGATGAAAAAAGGCGACTGGACGACTGAAACCGCTACTTTCATGACCGTTGAGCCTACTGGCGAAGTTTCCTCTTATGGCGACTACAACAACAACGGCGTAAGCGGCGTGAACGTGAACTTCCCGCAACGTCAAAGCTACCATTACCAAGTATTCACTCGCTGGGGCGAACGTGAAGTAGCGCGTGCCGGTGAAGCCAAAATCGACTATGTTGCCCGCGTAAACGAGGCTTCTATCAATGCCCTAAACCGTTTCCAAAACAAAACGTATTTGTTTGGCGTGAAAGGCTTGCAAAACTATGGCGTATTGAATGACCCGTCATTGCCTGCCACTACTACCGCCGCTAAGACTTGGGCAAACTCAACAGGCGAAGAAGTGTATGAATCTATCCGCAAACTGTTCCAAACCTTGCTGAAACAGACAGGCGGTAAGATTGATATGAATACGCCTCTGTTGCTGGTGTGTAGCCCTACTGCAAGCGTTGATTTAACCAAAACCAACCAATACAACGTCAATGTAATTGACCAGTTGAAAAAGAACTTCCCTAACTTGCGCGTTGAGACCATTCCAGAATACTCAGCGACAAGCGGCGAAACCGTGCAACTGATTGTCGAAGAATTGGACGGCCAACGCACTTTGGAATGTGGCTTTACTGAAAAAATGCGTGCGCACAATATGGTGCTGGAAGCCTCGTCTATCAAACAGAAGAAATCTCAAGGCACTTGGGGCGCAATCATTTACCGCCCATTCTGTATCGCAACAATGACTGTTAGCTAAAAGGAGCTGGCTAAATGGCAAAAAACACAAAAAGCAAAACTGTTACCGTTGGTTGCAAACTGCCAAACGGTTTGATTCTCGAACTGAACGGCCAAGCCGTTGAAATCAACGGTGCGAATAGTTCGCGCTTGGTTGGCGGTCATGGCATTACCTATGACGTTGACGCTGGATTTTTCGATGCTTGGATGGAAGCTCACGCAGACCGCGCAATGGTTCGCAACGGCTTCATCTTCGCCCATGACAAGGTGGCTGATACCAAAGCAGAAGCAGCGGAAAAAGCAGATAACGCTACCGGCTTTGAAGCAGTTGACCCTGATGCGCCCAATGCAGGCGTAACCAAAGCAGACGAGTAACATCATGGGCGTGGTGGTATTTAATCCCGACACTTTCCGCGAAATTTACCCGCAATTTGTCGACACGCCCAATGCAGTGCTTGACTGGTGGTTTGCTCAAGCTGAAACGCTGCTCAATAACACTGATTGCAGTATCGTTAAAGACTTGGGTGAGCGTGAACGGTTGCTGATGTTGTTGATGCGCCATTTAGCCGCTTTGGACGATAGAGCAGAACAAGGCGGCTTGGTTGGCCGTATCGGTTCGGCTACTGAGGGTAGTGTGTCGGTCAGCGCGGATTTGTCGGGGGTCAGTGGTAAGGCTGCATGGTTTGCTCAAACGCCTTGGGGTTTAACCTACTGGCAGATGACGGCAAAGTACCGCGCTTTTCGATATGTTCCGGGCGGTTGTTATGCGCGGCGGTAGTAAGTTTCGGTCAGCCTTGCGTAATGCTGTCAGTAAGGCGGCAGGCGGCGCGGTTCGTGTCGGTATCTTGGAAACGCAAACATACCCTGCCAAAGACGGCAAAGGCGATGTGAGCGTTGCACAGGTAGCCTACTGGAATGAATACGGCACGGCTACCATTCCGGCACGTCCTTTTTTCCGCAACACAATAGCGGAGAAGCAGGACGAATGGGCGGATAACGCGGCAAGCATATTGCAACGCACGGACGGAGATGTCGGCATGGCTTTGGCGTTGATTGGCGAGGGCGTGAAAGGCGATATTGTCGAGACGATTCAGAACTTCAGAGAGCCTGAAAACGCACCGTCAACCGTGAAGAAAAAAGGCTTCAATAAGCCATTGATTGACACGGGCGACTTATGGCGGGCGATTCAAAGCGAAGTTGTTGAATAGGCGAAAGGAAGTCTATGAATTTTAGAGCTATTGCAAACGGCGTAACACGCGCGGTCAATCCAAACATGACGGCAACGCTGCTGCTGAATAATGGCTATAAAACAGACGAAGCAGGCGCAAGGACGGCTGACTATGAATCTGAAACGGTCACTATTCAGACACAAAGCCTAAGCAGTCAGGAGCGGCAAGAGTTTGACGGATTGTTGCAACAAGGGCATATGCTAAACGTGTATGTAACGGGTCAATTTTCCGTATTACGGCGTATTGCCGGTAAAGGTTCGGATAAGTTGGTGTTTGCGCCGTATGGCGAAACAGAGCCGACAGAGTGGCTGATTAAGTCCGTTTCCGAATCATGGCCTGATTGGTGCAAGGTGGTGGTATGGCGGCAACATTAAGCATTACTCAGTCTGAAATCTACAAGGACGTAAGGCGGTATCTGCTTGGCCTATTCCCTGATTGCGAAGTAATACAGGGCTATTCCAATAATGTGCCGCTTCCCAATGCGCCGTTTATCCTGATGAACATTATCCGCGAAACGGAAATGAACACACAAATTAACGAATGGAAGCCATTAGACGGCCTTGCAGACGTTACGAGAAGCATAGAAGTGGCTATGCAGCTTGATTTCTACGGTGTTGATTCAGGGCGTAACGTGCGCATTTTCTCAACCTTGTGGCGTGATTTCCATGCTTGTGAACGGCTGGAGGTTTGCCAGCCTTTATACACTGACGAGGCGCGATATATTCCACTCACGAATGAAGAGCAGGAATTTGAGGCGCGTTGGAGTATCACGGCAAGTCTGACCTACAACCCTACTGTTACACATACGCAAGACTTTATCGAGGGCGCGTCTGTTTCAATTAATCGTATTCCATCATAAAGGAAATTAAATGTTTAAATCAATTCCTGCCTCACAGATTGTGAGCGTGAATCCATCGGTGTTGAGTTCAGGCGGTTCCCCTCTTGCGCTTAACGCCGTTTTCTTGAGTAAAAATGCCAATATCCCGACCGGCGAAGCACTGCTGTTTGCAACGGCTGAATCTGTTGGTGAGCATTTCGGCTTCTCTTCAGATGAATATAAAGCCGCGCAAATCTACTTCAAAGGCTTTGACGGCTCAAACAAAAAGCCAGGCCGTCTGTATTTCTATGCGCTGAACAGTGTGGCTGAAGCTGGTTATTTGCTTGGTGCGAGTGTCAAGACTACCAGCCTTGCCGAACTGAAGAAGATTAAAGGCTCATTGAGCGTAACGATTGACGGCGCAGAAAAGAAAGCGCCTGCCATCGACCTGAAATCTGCTACAAGCTTCTCAGAAGCGGCTCAACAAATCGGATCAGCTTTGTCTGCTACTGTTGAATTTGAAGAGCAGTTGCAAGCGTTCAAGATTGTTTCGGCTACTACCGGCAAATCATCTACCGTATCTTTTGCAACAGGCGATATTGCCGACAAACTGGGCTTAAGTGAAGCCGCCGGTGCGCGTGTTTCCAAAGGCACAAATGCAGAAAGCGTTGATGAAATGATGGCAGGTTTAACCGCCGCTACATTGAACTTTGCAACCTTTACGACCATTGAAGAGCCAACCATTGAGGATAAATTGGCTTTGTCTAAATGGTCGAATCTGCAAAACGAACGCTTCCTGTATGTTGGCTGGGGTAAAGAAGCTGCAGCACTGCAAGCCGGTAATACAACCTCTTTCGGCGCG